GCAGGCGTACTCCGAGTGGACCATGGCGGTCGGCGACGAGAAGCTCGCGATGCAGAAAGCACAGGAGGCGTGGCAGCGCACGTTCGATGAGGCGAAGCAGCGGTTCACCGAAGGGGTGACGGCGGCCGGCCTCACCGGGACGTACCAGGGGGCGGACACGCTCGCCAAGCAGCAGCAGCTCTGGAGCCAGGGCTTCCAAGAGCGGGGGCAGCAGCAGGCGGGGGCGCTGAGCCTCTTGCAATTGCAAGCCGGGCTCCAAGGGCCGAAGGATTGGGCGCGGTACGCCCAGCTCTCGCAGAGCACTCCCGGCGGCCTCCAGGACGCGCTCCGGGCCCTGGCGGGGAACTACCAGATCGCTGGGAGCCAGGCCCAGGGGACGCCTGGGCCGGCGACCCTTCAGAGTCGCATCGGCGACCTGACCTCGACGACGGGTGGGGCACCGACACAAGCCACCGGCCAGGGCGCCGGCGACTACGCCCTCCGCTCCCCGAACCAATTCAATCTGGCGTCATGGAGTGCGCTGCCGACCTCGCAGAAGGCCATGGTGACCGGGCTGTACGGCGCCGCCGGGTACGACGAGAACGACTTCCTCCAGGCGCTCCAAAACGCGGCGCCGCGGTATTCCGGGCCGAGCGCCGGCACCCTGCGGTACTAGGGTCGACGACGACGGAGACGACGACGCTCCCACCCGGTGACGGCGACATGAACCGTGCAGAACGACGCGCCGGCCTCCGCCGCCAACTGCTTGATCGTCACGCCCCCGGCGAGGTATCGCCGACGCCAGGACGCCTTGGTCGCCTCGCTGTAGCGGGTGCGGTGGTTACGGTCGCCCCGAGGCCGGACGGCGATGCCGGTCGCGTAGGCGTGACGGATGTTCTCGGCGTGGGTGCGGTACTCCAGGTTTGCCAGGGCGTTGTCGTTCTTCAGCCCGTTCCGGTGGTTGACCTCCTGGTCAGTGGGGATGGGGCCGAGGAAGGCGGCGGCGATCAGGCGGTGGAGTTGGAAGTGGCGGGTCTTCCCACCGTGGTGCAGCTTGACCCGCACGTACTCGGGGCTGACCAGCCGGCCGTCGGCGTAGCGCAGTCTCCCCTGGTCGCTGACTTCGTAGAGTCCCTCGTACCCCACGACGGGCAACCAGCGTTCGGTAGGATCGTCCGGCGTCACAAGCCAACTCCTTGTGGCGAAGTGGCCACCAGGGGGGTAGAGCCCCCTGGTGGCTGCGCTTCGAGTGTACCGGGGGGCCGTTGAGATGCCGTTGCCCCCGATCCCGCTCGACCGCTTCCGCGACTGGGCGACTCGCAAGTGGACGGAGACGACGCAGCCCCTGGTCGACGACCTGACCCACGCCTCCTGGGCCCTGGACGCTCAGCGCCGCCTCCACGAGCTCGCCGACCAGGCCCGGGCCTTCGTCCCCCCGCCGCCGTCCCCGCCACCCCCGCCGCCCCTCGAGCCCGAGGCCGCGCCCGCCGAGGAGCCCCCGTCCCGGGCCCCGGCGCCGGTCACCGGCGGCCTGGGCGAGCTCGCCGGGGGCCTCGCCCGGGGCGTGGGGCAGACGGCCAGCGATATGGGCACGGCCGTGCGGGGAGGCCTGGACGTGGCCGGCGCCCGTCTGGGTGGGGCCGTTACCCGGCCGGCTACCGGCGTGGGCGAGGCGGCCGAGGGGGCAGGGGACTGGGCGTCCCAGGCCCAGGAGCAGATCAGCGGGCTGGGGGAGGGCTTCCAGGCCTGGCGCGAGTCGGGGGGCCCCCACCCCACGCCGTGGGACACCCTGGGCCGGGCCGCGGCCGCCGGGGCCGCGCCTCGGGCCGAGTTCGAGCAGACCTCCCCGCTGGCCGAGCAGGCCCGGGGCCTCACCGGGGCCATCGGCGACGTCGTGGGCCGGCCCTTCGAGGCCTTCGGCACCTCCATGGGGATGACCCCCGAGCAGGCCCGCGGCGCGGCGGGGAGCGCCTTCGAGCAGGTGGGGGGCCTGGCCGGGCCCCCGGCCGAGGAGGCGGTGACGGCGGCGGGGCGAGTCGCTCGAGGGCTCGGGCCCGCCGAGCGGGAGGCGGTGCGCCGGGCGCGGGCGGTCGGGCGGGAGCCGCCGCCGGAGGTCGCCGCGCAGCTCGAGGCCTTACAGGGCGCCGTAGCGGCCGGGCCGGAGGCCGCTCGGGGGTCGAGGGCCCTGGGGAGCGTGCTCGAGGTCGTCAACAACTACAGCCTGGCCGGGCCCATGAGCCTGTTCACCAACCTCACCAGCGGGCTGGCTCAGACCGGGCTCAACGTGGCCGAGGCGGTCGGCGCGGGGGGCCCGGCCGGGGCCGCGCGCTACGCCCGGGGCGTGGCCGGGGCCCTCCCCGAGGCCTTGCGGGAGGGCCGGCGGGTCTTCTTCGAGGGCACGCAGGCCCCCGGGACCGCCCTGGGCGGGACGACCCAGGAGCTGGCCCTCTCCGGTGGGCTGTCCGAGGGCCCCGGGCTGGGGCGCGTCCTGGGGACGTGGGCGACCCGGGCCAACGCGGCGACCGACCGGGCCATCTGGAGCCTCAACGAGGCCGGCGGGCGGGCGCTGGGCGAACAGATCGGCCTCGACGGGACCGGGCTCGACGACTTCGCCCGGCGCTACGCCGAGGAGGCCACCTACGCCGGGAAGCCCTCCGCCCTGGGCCAGCTCTTCAGCGGGGCCCGGGCGAAGCTGGCCGACCCGGACGCCCCGCTGCCCGATCGCCTCTGGGGCGGCTTCGCCTACGCCCTGGCCCCCTACGTGCGCGTCCCGGAGCGGATCCTGCGCCAGGCCCTCGACCTGACCACCGGCGGGGCCGTCCACGTGCCAGACCTCCTCGCCCGTGACCCGGCGATCGTGGCCCAGGCTCGGGGGCGGATCGGGGCCGCGCTGGGCACCACCCTGGCGCTGGGCTACCAGGCCGCCCACGGGGCCATCACCGGCGACGGCCCGGACGACCCGAACGAGCGTGCCGCCCTGGAGGGGCAGCGCAACGCCGCCGGCGACCCGCTGTGGCGGCGCAACAGCTGGAAGGTGGAGGTGCCCGGGGCCGGGCCGCGGGGCACCTCGCGCGTCTTCTGGTTCCCGAACCGGGCCCTGGGCGCGGTCGGGACTCAGATGGACCTGGTGGCCAACGCCGTCGACGCCTACCGCCGTGCGAGCGCCAGGGGGGGCACGGGCGTGCAGGCCGGCTTCGCCGGCGGGAAGGCCCTGATCAACGAAGTCGCCGCCACGGCGCTGGGCGACTCCTGGTTGGACGACCTCACCCGCTTCGCCGAGCGGGCCGGGCGGGGGCAGTTCTTGGAGGCCTCGGCCGAGACGCTGGGGGGGCTGGTCGGGCGTCCCCTGGCCGCGGCGGCGCCCCTGGCCCGGGCGACCGACCCCTACCTGCGGGAGGTCGAGCGGGGCAACCCGTTGGAGCGGGCCCAGGAGCGGATCCCGGGCCTGCGCGAGCGCCTGCCGGCCCGCATCGACCCCACCACGGGGCAGCCCCTGGTGGCCAGCGGGACGCCGCTGGAGCGCCTGGGCGGCACGACGCCCCCCGAGCCCTCGCCCGGGCGGACGGAGGTCGACCGGCTCAACCGCGCCCTGCGGGAGGAGGCCCTGGCGAGCCCGGCCTACCGGCGGGCCACGACCCAGGCGGAGCGGGACGCCCTCCTCACCGCGGCGCGGGTGGGGGTGCGGGACTACGCCCGCCGGGAGGCCTACGCCGGGGCGACGCAGACGCCCGCCCAGCGCCGCGTCCTCCAGCGGGCCTACGGCTCGGAGGTGGGGCGGGCCACCCGGGAGCTCCTGGCCAGCCCGGTCTACCAGCGGGCGACCGACGCGGAGAAGGCGGCGCTCTTGCGCTCCCGGCTGCTGTACGCCTACGACCTGGCCGACATCCAGGCGGGCGCCCAGGTGGCCCGCGACGCCAAGGGGCGGGCCGACTTCGAGTACGCCGCCGTCCCCCAGTTCGACGCCGTGCAGGGGACGCCCGACCAGATCCGGCGGGGGAACGCCGCCGTCCGGGACGGCCGGCGCCAGCTCGCGGCCTACAAGCAGCGGTACGGGGACGACGCCGGGGAGGCCCGCTTCGAGCGGGACTGGCCCCGCCAGTACGAGCTGACCCGCCGGCGTCCGGAGCGCGCCGACGAGCTCAAGGAGCGCCGGGCGGCCATCGACCGCAAGTACGGGATCACGCGATGACGCCGTGGGTGGCTCAGCCGAGCGACCGCCACCAGTCGCGGGCGACGCCCCGGAGGCTGGTCAGGATGAGCCCGAGGATGACGAGGTACACGGCCCCGGCCAGCCAGACGCCGGGGGTGCCCAGCCCCATCTCGGCGAACCCGCCGAGGAGGACGAGGAGGATCAGGGGGCTCACCAGCACGACGCCCAGACCCTCGAGCAGGCGGCGGGTGGGGCCGTGGCGGGCACGGTCGGTCATGAGCGGATTATCCGCGCCGGGGGCGGGGGGCGCTGTGACGCCCGTCACACTCGGGGGCCCCGATGGCTGAAGTCGTCCCCGACTGGCTGCGCGGCTACCTGGCCGCGACCGGGGGGAGCCCGCGACCCCCGACCCCTCCCGGGGCCGGCCCCGGGGGCGTCGAGGACACCATCCGCCGGGTGGCGGCCGCGCGGGGCTTCGCCGACCCCGACCTGTTGGTGGCCACCGCCCGGCAGGAGAGCTCGCTCGACCCGTCGGCCGTCGGCGACCAGGGCCAGAGCTACGGCGTGTTCCAGGAGCACTCCCGGGGCCGGGGGGCCGGGATCCCGGTCGAGAGCCGCCGGGACGTGGCCGCGGCCACCGAGCGGGCGATCGCCGAGTTCCAGGCCATCCGGCAGCGGAGCCCGACCGCCGACCGGGGGACGTGGGCGGCCCTGGCCCAGCGCCCCGCCGACCCCGGGGACTACGCCCGCAGCGTCAACGCGCTGCTCACCCAGGGGCGATCGGCGACCCCCGCCGCGCGTGCCCCTGGTGTCACCCAGGACGCCCAACCCGGGGCCGACGCGCCGGCGTGGTACCGCGCCTATACCGCCGCCGGAGGGGCACCGTCTGCCCCCGGAGCGGCCACCCGCGGCGGGGAGGAGGTCTGGCCGGTGGCCGGCCACCGGTGGGGCCAGGTCAACAACCCCTTCGGGGGCCGGCAGTCCCGCAGCGCCGGGGCGACCGTCCCCCTGCCCTCGAGCAACGTGGGCGCCGACCTGACCGCGAGTTACGGCGACCCCGTGGTGGCCCCCACGACGGGCACGGTGGTGCAGACCTTCGACGCCCCGAACGAGACCGACCGCAACCTCAACTCCGGCTGGGGTGGGATGGTGCTGCTCCAGGGCGACAACGGCTACTTCTACCGCCTCTCCCACCAGCAACCGGGCCTCCTCGTCCGCCCCGGCCAGCGGGTGGAGGCGGGGCAGCCGCTGGGTCGCGTGGGCGTCTCGGGGAACACGACGGGCCCCCACCTGGACGCGGAGAAGTTCGACCGGCCGGGGCACTTCGTCGACATCACGGCCGGCGCGGCGGCGCGCCCGCCGGCGGCGCCACGAGCCGGGAACGACGCCCCCGAGTGGTTCCGCGCGTACGCCAGCGCGGGAGGGAGGAACTAGACGATGGCCATGGTGCCCGGCGCGTTGACGGTCGCGGACTGGATCCGGCAACTGATGGCGCGGGGGGCCGTGAGCGCCCCCGACGCCGGCACGGCCTCGGCGCCGGAGCCGGCGCCGCCTCCCGAGGAGGCGGGCACCGGCGCGACCACGTCGATCCCGCCCCAGGTCCGCCGGCCCGCGCCCTACGCCAACCCCTCGAACAACACCGAGCGCCTGCTGAACGACCTGGACGGCTACACCCAGGACCGCGACTACTGGCGGGGCATCGCCAACGACCCGAAGTACTCCTCCGCCACGCGCGACGAGGCCCAGAAGAAGGTCGACGCCGCGGCCGACGACATCAACAAGGTCAACAACCAGGTCGCCACCGAGCAGGCCCGGACCCAGCACCCGGCCAAGGGGTCGCCGATCGAGACGATCGAGACGTACGGGGGGCGCCAGTACCGCGTCCACTGGACGGCCGATGGGGTCGGGGGCAAGACCCTGGACGCGACCAAGGGCACCGCCGGGGTCGAGCCGATGGACCTCGGCGCCGGGGAGCGGATCACCGCCAACGGCCAGGTCTACACGCTCTCGGCGGACGGCAAGACGGCCACCCCCCTGGCCGGGGTCGGCCCCGCCGTCCAGGTCGAGCAGCGCAACGGGCGGACGTACTTCTCGACCGACCAGGGGCGCACCTGGCAGCCGACGAGCGGCCTCCCCGCCACCCAGACCCGGATCCAGGGGCAGGACGGGCAGTGGTACACGCTGTCCGAGGACGGGACGAGCGCCACCCCCATCGGCGGCGTGGGCCGGGCCGTCCAGGTCCAGCAGCGGGGCGGGAACAGCTACATCTCCAAGGACGGGGGCGCCACCTGGGAGCCGGCCCAGGGCCTGCCGAGCGTCCCCACGACCCAGACGGTCGATGGGCGGGTGGTGGGGATCGACCCCCTGACCGGCCGGCAGGTGTTCTCCACCGACGTCTTGACCCCGGAGGGGCGCGCCCGGCAGGAGGAGCTCGACCGGCTCAAGCTCGAGGAGGCCCGCCGGGGGACGCTCCCGGCCAACGCCTACGCCGCCCTGCAGCAGGAGACGACCCGCCTCCAGGGCCGGGCCCAGCAGGAGCTCGACCGCCTGAAAGGCCTCCAGGAGCAGGGGGCGCTCTCCGCCGAGCAGGCCTCGTCCCAGTTCGGCTCCTGGTTCCAGACCAACGTCACCGGGCCCCTGGCCGGGCTGCGGGCGACCGCCGAGGAGGCCCAGCGTCAGGAGCGCCAGCAGGTCGAGGAGCGCAACCGCCTCGAGGACATCCGGGTCCAGCAGGCGAACGCCCAGCGCGAGCAGCTGGCCCAGCAGTACGGCGAGCGGGCTCGCGACCAACTCATCTCCACCTTCCCCAGCGCTCGATCGCCGGAGTTCGCGAGAGCGTACGGGGCCAACGTGGCGGCGATGGCCAACCGCGCCGGCGGGCGCACGGCCGAGGAGCGGATGGCCGCCCCCCGGGGGCCGGGCTACACCGGGGCCGCGTTCGCGCCCCAGCACATCGTGGCGGTCATGCCGTCGCCCGACCAGATCGCGGCCGCCGCCCGCGAGCGGGCCCTGGCGGCGATCGCCCCGGCCCAGGCCATGCGCAGCGGCTACGCCGCCCCCGCCCTGCCGGGGATGCCGGACATGGAGGCCCTCCTCGCCCGGGTGCCCTACACCGGGGTCGTGCCCCAGGCCCCCGCCGGAGTGCTCCCCACCCCGGGCCGGGAAGCGGTCGATTTAGGCACCGGGTACGCCCGCACCTACTTGGGGCCGACCGGGTCGACGTGGCTGCCGGACTGGCGGATCCCGGGCTAAGCGTGGCCCGGTTCGTGCCCGAGAAGGGCGACCCCCGCCCGACGATGTGCAGGCAGCGACGGGCGGGGGTGCTTGAGTGTACTTGACACACACTGACGTGTGTCACGCACTGCTACGTGGCCGCCCCCGTCTTGACGGACGGGGGCGGCCGGTAGGACACTGAGCGCCGTGACGACGGACGCGCGGCCCGCGGGCGCCGAGTGGGTGGAGGCCAACCCCCCGCCGACGTGGCGCCCCGGCGATCCCGCCCCGCCGCCGTCGCCTTCCGATCGTGCGTCCGAAGAGGCCCCGCTGCCGGCCCCCGCTCCGCGGGAGCCCCGGCGCGCCCCGTCCGGCGCCGACGGCCGCCCCGGGGAGGGCATGGGCCGCTTCCTCGACCGGATCGTGCGGGGGCACGGCCGGCTCGAGGAACCCGCCGAGGTCGACCCCGAGGCCGAGCCCGAGGCCCCCGACGAGGCAACCGCCGCTCCGTCCGCCGGAGAGCCGCAGCGGCCCTCGGACGCTCCACCCCCCGGGGCCCAGACCGACGCCCCGCCGGTCGCCCGGGTAGAACTCTCCCCCCAGGCCAAGCGGGCCATCGGGCAGCTGAAGGCCCTGGCCCCGGACGACCTGGCCGCGCTGGCCGGAGTCGACGGGCCGGTCAAGCGCCTGGTCGAGGAGGAGCTCACCCGCCGCCAGGCGGTCGCCCAGCGCCAGCTCGCCGAACGGGGCCAGCAGACCCGACTCCAGCAGCGCCAGGCGCTGATCGCCCAGGAGCAGACCGTCCGGGAGACGGACGCCTACGCGGCCGCCCGGCTGCGCGACCAGGTCGACGCCATGCAGGCCCAGGACGACTTCCTGGCCAACATGGTCAAGGCCTACGACCGGGTCAGCCTCGACCCGTTGCTGCTGGCCCTGCCGGAGGCGGAGCGCACGGCTCTGCTGGAGGCGATGCCCCCCAGCATGGACGGGCGCAAGTACGTCACCGAGCACGCCGTGCAGCGCATCAAGGCCAACGAGGCGAAGCGCCTCCTCCGCTCCCCGGCCTTCCGCAAGCAGGTGCTCGCCTCGATGCGGGGCGAGCCCGTAACCCCCGACGGCTCCTCCGAGGACGACGAGCCCGAGCTGGGCGCCGACCGGCGCTCCTCGGGCCCCCGCCCCCGCGACGGGAAGTCCCCCATGGACGCGCTCATCAGACGGGGGTTCGGCCAGCGCGTCGGGTAGACCGGCAGCACGCCCAGACGGCAGCAGCAGCAGTAACCCGTTCGCCGGTGCAGGACGGCGGCCACCTCTCTCGAGGGAAGTGACCGCGCCATGGCCATCTACGACCAGTCGATCGATAGGGTCGACGCCGGCAGTACCATCCCGCCCGATCACGTCAACGAGGTGATCAAGACGGCGACCGAGAAGTCCGCCGTGCTGTCGATGTTCACCCGCAAGACGATGACCCGGCTCCAGCAGACCCGCCCCGTGCTGGACGCCAAGCCCTACGCCTACTTCGTCAACCCGCACGACACCGGCCTGAAGCAGACCACCGACGTCAAGTGGTCGACGCTCACCCTGAACGCCGAGCCGATCGCCGTCATCGTCCCCATCCCCGACGACGTCGTCGCCGACAGCGGGATCGATCTGTGGGCCGAGATCAAGCCCGAGCTCACCGAGGCCGTCGCCGCCGTCATCGACAACGCCGTCTTCTTCGGCCTCAACCGCCCCACCACCTGGCCGGTGGGGATCTTCACCGGCGCCACGAACGCCGGCAACACCGTGACGGCCACGACTCCCGGGGCGGGGACGCCGGACACCTTCGACGACCTGAACACGGCCATGACCCAGGTCGAGACGGACGGCTACACCCCCCGCCGGTGGGTCATCTCGCCGTCGTTCAAGGGGGTGATCCGGAACACCCGCGACGCGAACAAGGGGTTCTTGTACCCGCCCTCCGGACCGGCGAACACCGGGGGCGCCGACGCCGGGTGGGCCGGGTCGATCTGGAACGTCCCCGCCTTCGTGTCGATGCTCGGCATGGCCGGCTTCTCGGGGACGCCGACGGCCACCGCCTTCCTGCTGGACACCAGCATGTTCTACGCCGCCGTCCGGGAGGACATTCGCTTCGAGATGTTCAAGGAGGGCGTGATCACCGACGGCGCGGGGGCGGTGCTGGTCAACCTGATGCAGCAGGACATGAAGGCCGTCCGGGTCGTCATGCGCCTGGCCTGGCAGGTGGCCAACCCCGCGAACCGGGTCAACCCCACGGCGGCGACCCGCTACCCGGCGAGCGTCGTCAAGCCGGCCTAGACGCTCCCGTCTCCCCGCGGTGGCGCCGGCGCGGGACACCCTCGCCCCGCGCCGGCGCTCGGGAGGGGGAGAGGCGAAAAGTTTGTGCGCGCCGCACTACACGGGAGCTCGATTCCGGCGCAGAGAGGGTAGAGGGGGCGCGATGCCGCTGAAGAAGTCGAGCAGCAAGAAGGCGGTGTCCACCAACATCCGGGAGATGATCAAGGCCGGCCACCCGCAGCGCCAGGCGGTCGCGGCCGCCCTGGAGAACCAGCGGCGCATGAAGCGCAAGGGCAAGTGAAAGGACGGTGACGATGGCGGCGAAGAAACCGCCCCTCGGCAGCGGCCAGCGGTTCGCCGCGATCGAGCGCCAGGCGAAGGCGGGCGGGGCCCGCGACCCCGGGGCCGTGGCCGCGGCCATCGGGCGGGCCAAGTACGGCCAGAAGCGCATGACGCAGTTGAGCCAGAAGGGCCGCCGGGACGCGGCGAAGGGAAAGTAGATGCCTGCACCCCTCGGGTCGACGGCCATCGCCGGGACGACCACGCCGAGCCTGAACACCCCCACCTCCCTGGGCGCGCCGGGCACCTACGGGGCCTCCGCCCGGGCCGCCGTGGCCTCCCCACCCCTGACGAGTGGCGTCAGCGTCCCCGACGGGCGCGCCGGGCAGTCGGCCGACACGCCCTTCGCCACGGCGCTGGCGGCGAAGAACGCCGACGCCACCGGCACCACCGCGGGGGGCACGCCCGCCACCTGGACGCCGGCCGGGTGCATCGTCCCCGCGCGCATCGCCGACGCCCCGAACGCGACCCCGGCCACCAACTGGACGGCAGGGCAGTACATCGTCACCCAGCGGGACGGCGAGGTCAGCTGGAACGGGACGGCGTGGACGAAGGGACGCCACGCCTGAGAGAGGAGACGTCCATGCCCGCGCGTAAGTCCGAAGACGCCCCGCCGCCGGAGGAGAAGACCCCCGTCGTCAGCCGGGCCGACGTCGCCGAGCCGGCCCCCGCCCCGGTCGCGCCGGAGCCGGTGCCCCTGGCCGGGGATCAGGTGGAGGTCGAGCTGCCCGACGGCTCGACGGCGATCGTCGACAAGGTGATGGCCGACGCCATGAAGGCGGCGAAGGCCAAGGGCCCCCAGGCCTCGGTCAAGCAGCTCCCGCCCGAGACGGTGAAGTGACCGCGACGTCGTTCGTCGTCGCCGATCTGCCCGGGGACGAGGAGCTCGAGGCCCTCAACCGCCGGGTGGGGGCCATCATCGCCAAGGACATCGAGGGCATGCTCGACCGGGTGCCCTACTCGGCCCGGGTCGACCTCACCCGCCAGGTCTTGAAGCGCCTGGTGGTGGTCGAGGCCCAGCTCCTGCTCCACGCCTCCATGGAGGCCCTCGAACGCCGGGGGCGCACCCGCGAGCTGGTGGAGGCGATGCGCGAGGGGCGCCTGATGCCCCGCCTCGGCGGGCTCCCCTGGCCCGGACCGGGCAGCGGGCGGGGGTAGCGTGGTCACCCTCGCCCAGATCGAGCAGGCGACGGCGGCGCGCCTGGGGCCCTTTTTCGCCGTCCGGGCGTCCTCCGGCGCCCCGGACGCCGTCGTCGTCCCCACGCTCCGCTCCTCGCTCCCCGTGGGGGGCTACGAGGATCTCTACCTGCTCCGGCGCCAGGCGATCCAGCCGGACGACCGGGTGGTCCAGGTGGTGGCCTTCGACGCCCCGACGGGGACGCTCCAGGTCGACCGCAGCTACCGGGACAGCGTCCCGCCGACGGGCGAGGACGTCGAGCTCCACCACCTGCCCCCCGACGCGCTGCGCCGGGCGGTGCGCCTCGGGCTGGCCCGCACCTGGCTGCGCGACGAGCTGGCCCTGACCGGTTCCTCCGGCGCCGGCGTCGACCTGACCGCCCTGGCCCCCTGGCTGCGCCTGCCCGAGCAGGTGCTCGAGGTCGTCGTCTCGCAGACGCTGGTGCCGGTCGCCGACTGGGACGCCGTGATGCGGGCCGGCCACGTCTGGCTCGTCGTCCGCGGGTCGACCGCCCCCTCCTCCGGCGCGCCCCTGGCCGTCTGGGCGCGCCGGGCCCAGGCCGACTACGTCAACGGCACCTACGTCCCGGGCGGGCCGACGGCCGACGCCGACGAGCTCCTGGGGCCGCTCGACTTGCTGGCGGCGGCGGGGCACATCGAGGCTTGGCGCGTCGACCGGGACAAGCTGGAGGCCGCCTCGGCCGAGCAGCGGATGCCGACCCAAAAGGAGACGGCCGCCGACTTCACCCGGATCTCGGTGGCCACCTGCCCCTGGCTCTTCCAGCCCGGCGGGCGCTTCGGGGGCCGCGGACAGGGTCGGTTCGCCCCGCTGTGGGGCACGTCGGCGGCCTCCCCCCTCGCGTCGTCATGGGTGAACGGGCCTACCGGGATGGCCCCCTCGAGGGGGACGTAGGTGGCCTCGAGCGAGCCCCCCGTCTCCGCCCCCGAGGACAACCTCGTCGCCACCGGGAGCGTCTCGTCGCGGCGCGCCCCGTACCCCTGGGACATGCTCCTCAACGGGCAGGGGGTCCGGCTACGGGAGGGGATCATCGGCAAGCGTATTTTGCCGATGGAGAAGTTCCAGGCCACCGGACAGGAGTACGGCACCGACGACCTCTACCTCGAGCGGAGCTACGTCTTCCGGCGGGCCTACGCCGGCATGGGGGACGCCTCGCAGCAGAGCAACGGGAGCCCCCCGCGGTACTTCTACGCGAGCAATGCCTGGCACGTCGGGGCCTTCCGGGGCCAGGGGCCCCGCTTCCACCCGGTCGTCCCCGTGGGCGGCGCCGCGGGGGAGCACGCCGGCTTCGTCGAGGCCGAGGGGGGCACCGCCGGGGTCACCGTCCTGTTCGCCCTGGCCGGGCGCTACGTCCGCCGGGTGACCGGCCTCACCGACGCCACCCAGGCCCTGTCGCTGGACCTGGGCGCCGGCGTCGCCGTCGAGACGGCCACTCGCTGGACGGCGGCCGGGATCGCCGGCGGGGACGGTCTCTTCCTCACCGACAGCCGGGCCCACCTGTGGCGCCACAAGCTGGGGACGTGGACCGACCTCACCGGCACGGCCGCCGCCCCCGCCTGCCGGTTCGTCTGCTCGACCGGGGTGGAGCTCTGGCGGGCCGAGGGCAACGCCGTCAGCAAGTGCGAGGGCGACCCCGGCACCGCAGCGTCCTGGACGGCGGACATCCCCGTCGGCGACGCCGACATCCCGATCAGTGGCCTGGGCCAGCTCTGGGGCCAGCTCTTCGTCTTCAAGCAGGACGGCACGGTCTGGACGCTCCAGGGGGGCGCGGACGTCGGCCGGGCCCGGAACGTCGCCCCCGGCCTGGCGGTCACCGCCGGGGTGGCCAACGGGCGCCGCCCGGCCTTCTGGGACGGGGCCCTCTACTTCGCGGTGGCCTCCGGGTTCTGGAGGTTGACCAGCACCGGCGCCGGCGTGACCGTCGACCGGGTGGGCCCGGAGCGCCTGGTCGACAACACCTCCCCCGTACGGGGCCCGGTGACCGCCTTCTGCGGCTACGACGCCTACGGGGCCTACGGGGCCGTCCACAACGCGAGCGAGGACGCCGCCTTCCTGTTGGGGTACGGCACCTGGGTGCCCACCGAGGAGGCCTCCCCGGACGCCGGGGCTTTCCGCTTCGCCCCGGCCTGGGAGGGCTCCATGCTCGACCTGGCCGGCCGGCGCATCACCGCGCTGGCGGTCAGCCAGCTCGAGGCCGTCGTGGGCGCCCCTGACCCGGCCAACCCCAACCAGCCGACCGACCGGGGGAACCCGCTGCTCTTCCTGGGCTTCGCCGACGGCACCTACGGCTACTGCCTGCTGCCCCGGGACGGGGCCAACCCCTGGTCGCCGGCGGCCCACCTGGGTCCCTCGGATTTCACCGACCAGACGAGCTTCACCCGCTGGCCGAGGCACACCCTGATGGCCCCGGGCGACACCAAGGCCTTCCTCTCCTTCGCGGCCACCGGGCCGGTGCTCGACGGGGCCCGGGCGGTGCGCCCGGAGTTCCGGATCGACCCCGTCGGCGAGGCCTCGCCCTGGTACTCCCTCGCCGTGCCCCTGACCGAGAGCGGCCAGCGCGTCCTCTTCCCCGACGACAGCTGGGGCCGGGTGCTCGACGTCCGCGAGGTCTACGCCACCCTGGCGCCGGCGCCCACCGGGGCGGCGGCCCTCACCGACCGGGTCGCCCCTCGGGGGTCCGCCGCCGGGCGGAGCACCGACCTCGACCGGGTGCCGGGGCCGGTGGTGGCCACCCTGACGCTGCGGGAGCAGGTGCGCCCGGCCTTCCGCCTGGAGTACGCCGGGACGATCCTGGCCCACTGGAAGGTGGCCCGGCGGGACGGCGGGAGCTCGAGGCTGACCCCGGTGCAGACGCGGAACCTGGTGGTCGCCGCGGCCCAGGATCCCGGGCACACCTTCCTGACGCTCTCGGACGAGACGGTGGGGCGCTTCGCCATGATCCAGTACCAGGAGGGCCTCCCCCCGGACGGGGCCTTCCGCCGGCGGGGGCCGGCTTGGGACATCGCCATCAGCGCGGTGCAGTACCGCACCCAGTCGGTGTTCGGGATCTTCGACCGGCTCAATCTCACGACCTTCGGCGACCTCGACGACGCCGTCTTCGACGATCTGAGCGCCTGGTGAGCAGGAGGAGCGACGCGTGGTCATCCAGACCCCAACCATGCAATTGTCCAAGCCGGAGCTCGGCGACCCCATGGAGCCCTTCTTCACCAACACGGGCGGGGCGTACTGGACGGACCTCACCCGCCTGAGCGAGCACGACCACACGGGTGGGCTGAACGGGAAGACCCTGACCGCCTCGACGATCCCGGACGGGAGCATCACCCCCAGCAAGCTCGACCCGTCCGTCTACACCCCGCTGACCTTCGTCGACGGCTCGAAGCCCTTCACCGGGCCCCAGGAGTTCCTGGCGGACGCCGTCATCCGCGACGCGCTCTTATTCGGGCAGCAGGGGACGGCCCTGGCCCCGGACGCCACGCTGGCGCGGACCGCGGCCGGTGAGCTGACCCTCGGGGCCAGGCTCACCGTCGACGACGTGGCCGTGACTATCGGCAAGACCGGGGCGGGCACCGGAGGGAACCTCCGCCTCCGGGCCGACGACGGGGCCGAGCAGTGGTTTTTCGGGCTCGGGGGCTCGGCGGGCGCCCGCGATCTCTTGCTTCTGGACGCCCGCGCCGGGTACGCCCAGCGGGCGTCCTGGGGCGCCGCCACCGGGACGCTCGGCCTGTCCCCGGTGGCGGCGCAGGCGGCGGTGTCGATCAATGGCGATACCACCCTCACCCGCACGGGGGTGGGCGCGCTGCGGGTGGACACTCACCTGGGGGTGGGGGTCACCCCGGCGGCGTGGGACGCCTCGGTGCGGGCCGTGCAGGTAGGGCAAACCGGTTCCCTGGTGGGGCTGAATGCGAGCGCGATCACCGTCCTCGGGAACAACACCTACAGCGCGGGCGGCGCCGCCAAGGCCATCGTCACGGGTGCCGGCTCGCAACTGAACCTGAACAGCGACGGCGGCCTCTACTACTACACCATGCCGAGCGCCGCCGCGGGGGCCAACCAGACCCAGACCCAACGCCTCCTGCTCTCACCCACCGGCACCCTCACCCTGACCCCGGACGCGGGGCAGGCGGCGCTCTCCGTCGCCGGGGCGGGCACCCTGACCCCCACCGCGGGCAACCTGAGCATCCACTCTCCCTCGTCGTCGGTCACGCTCTCGGCGGCGAGCGGCTACTGGCACCCCAGCGCCGACAACGTGCTGTACTTCGGCCACCCCAGCAACCGGTTCACCGCCTTCTACGCCGTCAACGGCACCATCCAGACCTCGCTGGCGGACAGCAAGACCGCCATCACGCCGCTGGACCCTGCCCAGGCGATGGCCGCCGTCCGCAACACCCAGCCCGTGACCTTCGACTACCGCCCGCCCGAGAGGGGGGCCGAGTGGTACGACCTGCCGGACGACCCGGAGCAGGCGGAAGCCGTCTTGTTACAGCGCCTGACGGCGGCGCCCCTGGAGGCGGGGGCCCGCCACCAGGCCGGAGTCGTCCTGGATGATCCTTCCTACCCGTGCGCCGACCTCTTCAGGACCGGCGAGGGCCAGACGAACCCCTCGAATTCGGTAGGGATCATCCTCGGCGCCTTGCGCGACATCGACACCCGTTTGGCCGCCCTCGAGACACCGTAGGAGGTAGCCCATGGCCGCAGCGTCCCCACCCCAGGTAGGGGTCACGGTAGACAAAGCCTCGCTCAATGCCAAGATGGGCGCCAACGCCCAGTCGCTCAAGAAGGCCGCCATCGGGCTGGCCGACCTGAACGACTGGGCAGCGGCCTACACCGCCGAGCAGCTCAGCGACCTCTACGGGTTCACCCCGGAGGAAGCGAACCTGTTCAAGTCGGCGTGCGGGGAGGTGCCGTCCGTGACCGCCGTGGTCGACGGGCTGCAATGGATCTCCAAGACGTGGGGCGCCTAGCGGCCTCGCCGCCCGACGGGGCCGCGCCCGCGGAGTCCCGGGTGTCCCCCACGGTCATCCGGGTCGGGGACTCGACGGCGGCCGCCGCCGCCCGCCTCCTGGAGCAGCAACTGGCGGTGGTGTGGACGGCCCTCCTCGAGCAGGCCGGCGCCTCGGTGGGCGACGGTTGGTCGCTGCGCATCGGCGACCTGACCCTGGTCCGGGTCGAGTGCGCGGGGCCAGCGGCGCCCGGGACGAGGGGGTAGGGAAGGGCGAGGGCGTGCTCCGCGTCGGCGCGATGGCGCTCTCCCAGCCGGAGGTCGGCGACCCCCTGCCCCTGTGGGCCCAGGGACTGATCGCCGACGGGGGCTACTGGCTCGATGTGCGCCGGCTGTCGGAGCACGACCACTCCGGGGGCCTGATGGGTGTGCCCGTAGCGGGTGGCGGGGGCGGCGGTGCGGTGACGAGTGTCAACGGCGAAACCGGAGACGTGGTGCTCGACGCCGCCGATGTGGGCGCCCCCACCCAGGCCGCCGTCGACGCCCTCAGCGCCCGGGTGGCCGCCCTCGAGGCCCAGGTGACCACCCTGCTGAGCCACACCCACAGCCACGGCACCTTCGACCGCACCACCGCCCCGGAGGCCCCCTGATGACGCCGCGCTCGACCCGGTCCGACCAGGACGTCTGCTCCGTCAAGCGGCCCAGCGCGGGGCCGTCGTGAGCGGCGGGTGGACGAGGCGCCGCCCGCGGACGCCCCCCTCCTCCCCCGAGACTCGGGCGCGGCGGGCCCGGAGCCCGGGGGGGAGCTGGCCAGCGACCCGTTGCACCGCGCCTCGGTGGGCCTGGACAAGTGGCCCTGGCTACGGGCGGTCATCGCCACCCTGTTCGTGGTGGTCTGGATGGCCTGCCTCATCTGGGACTGGTTCGTGCGGGGGAGCGGCGTCCTGCCCGGCTGGTACCAGGGGCTGGGCGTGATCGTGTTGGGCTACCTGTTGGGGATCGACTTGATCACCAACTTCTTCCGGAGCCGGGGACGATGAGCGACCCCGCCAGGGAGCGCCTGGAGCTGGCGAAGGTCATCTCCACGGTCGTGATCGCCGTGGTGCTCATCGTCGGGATGACCTGGATCGTGCTCTCGCCGTACAGCGACGAGACGAACAAGGCCGCCCTGATCGTCCTCTCCAGCGCCGTCGGCTACATCTTCGGCCGGGAAACCCGATGAGCCCCGCGGCGGCCGTGCGCCTCTCCGTCCCGTACATTTCGCAGCTTATGGGGAACCCCGCCACCGGGGGAAACAACTGTGGACCAGCATGCCTGAGCATGACCCTCGCCCACCGCGGGGTGATCCCCGCCACCCAGGAGGCGATGCTCGAGGTGGCCGACATCGCCCGGGACGGGCTGTCGAACGATGTCGGGGAGGTCGGCGGTTACACGACCCTCAACCAGCTCGCGATGGTGGCCTCCTGGTACGGGCAGGCCACCTGGTGGCCGGTGTCCTGGAGCCAGATCGACGAGAGCATCCGTCGCCAGGAGCCGGTGATCATCCTCCTGGACAACCGGGTGCTCACCCCCCGCCAGTACCCGAACGACCCCAACTGGGCGGCGAACCACTTCATCCTGCTCACCGCGACCGAGGACGTCGACCGCTACTCGAGCGACCCGCTGTCCTACTACGTCGGGGGGCCGTACTTCTACACCGAGGCCTCGACGAAACAGGGCGTGGCCAACGTGGGCGGGGTGCAGGCCCTGGCCCTGGTGCCCCTGGCGCTGCCCCCGGAGCCGGAGGAGATCATGCTGCTGGAAGACTGGCAGATCAAGGGCTGGGTGCTGGCCGACCTCTACAGCTGGGCGGGCATCCCCTATAACCCGGAGAGCGGGACGGCCCAGGGGTGGGTCGAGGCGCTGCGGGCGGGTACGTACCTGGGGCGCCCGCGGACGGAGGAGCGCCCCTACGGGCAGGGGGAGGACGCCGGCGTCTGGGTCGAGTATGACAGCGGCTGTCTCTTTTACCGGCTGCGGGACGGGCAGTGGTCCGTGACCGGATGATCCTCGCCCCCCGCTCCCTGCTGCTGCTGATCGCCATCGTGCTGTTCGCCGTCGCGGCCGTGGGCTACGCCCCGGCGCGCGGCAACCTCACCGCCGCCGGTCTGGCCTTCCTGGCTGGGGCCCTGCTCTTCCCCTAGCGGGCGCCTTAGTGCGAGCTAGCTTGCGTCACCCGTCCGGGTGCAGGGCCTTGAAGGCGTCCCCGAGCGCGGCGTTCAGACGCGGCGTGCCGGCCCGCATCTGGCCCCGGCCGTTCGTCTGGCTCAGGTAGCCGTGGGTCGCTCCGTAGAGTTCCTCCAGGGCATTCCGCAACCGGACGTTCTCGTCCTCCAGGGCGATCAGGTACTTGAGCGTCTCGTCGTCGGCGTGGTGGGTGCGGATGCGCCCGGTCATGGAACCGCCTTTCTCGCGCCATACGTGCCGTGACGCTCGGCCTGGAGCGCCCCGTCGATCACCTGATCGCACGTCGTCGACCACGGCTCGCCGGACTTGATGACGCTCCTGGCGAACGCGAGTGCTCCACGCAGCCGGGCAATCACCAGCCGCAGACGGTCGACGAAGAGGCCGATCTCGGGCTTCATGGGCGCCACGGGTGCTCCACGCCGGCCTCGTCGCGTACGTAGGCGAAGCCGTTACGCCAGTACGGCACGCGCCGGATCAAGGCGAGCAGCCCCGGGTCCACGGCGGGCTGCTGCCGCCGGCGGAGGCGCCCCTGGTGCCCCGTCGCCGCGAGCGAGCGGCGCCCCGCGGGCCAGTTCCCTCGGGCCCCCATCGCACGCCTCCTCACGCCACCCACCGCAGCGGGGTCGTGTCGACCGGCCAGGCACGCCTGCTGGCAGGCTCGGTCGGGGAAGCGGGAGCCGGGGAGACGGAGGGACCGGTGACCCGGCCCCCACCCGACTCGACCTTGGCGATGTAGGTCGCCGCCTGGTGCCAGCAGGGCTTCCCCGCCAGGGCCGCCTCGCAGGTGCAGAACCAGTTCTGGCCGACGACCGAGACCCGGTGCCAGATCCCGAACCGGGTCGCGCTCCTGACGAAATACAGGCCGTACCGCTCGCGCCTGACGGCCGCCGCGCCGCCGTTGGCCAGGGCGCGGGAGATCGCGCGCCGGCGCAGCTCCTCCGGGGGCATGATCACCTCGACTCCTTGCCCTTACGGGCCTTCGCCGGCGCCGGTCGCAGCGCCACCAGAGGACCGGGGATCCGGAATTCGATCACCTTGCCGTCGACATACAGCCGGCACTCGACCGCCCGCTGCTCCTGCTCCGCCGTGCGCTCGCTCATACCTCAATTATAGCAGCAAAGTGGAGCGAATATGTTGCAAAACGGCCGTTCTTCCGCTATTCTTACGAAGACGCCAGAAGGGTTCCCCTGCCGGAAAGGCAGCGCTACACTGGCGATTTGTGACCAAGGAGCAAAAGCGCGTGGCGATCACCATTCGCGTCTCCGTGGAGACGCATGACGGCTTGAAGGCGTGGGCCGACGACGAAGACCGGAGCTTGTCGAGGCAGGTCATCCGGATCCTCGAGGACGCCCTCAGGGCTCGTCGGGCCAGGGAGCCCCGGGACGGCCGCTGACACGAAATGACACGAAAAGACCCCGGTGCCGCGCAAGAACGGCACCGGGGCAGTAGACCCCACCCCAACCAAGGAGAAGACCTACGTGCCCAGTGTACTCGAGAGCGAGCCGCTCGACAGCCGGCTCCTGGTGGTGGAATACCTCGAACCCGGCTCCCAGGGCGCCCGGGCCTGGATCGATGGCTTCTGGGGCGCATGGCTCCCCGAGCCTGTGCTCCGGCACCGGTGGCCGGACTCGTCACCCCCGACCAGCGGGTTGTTCCTCGTGCGGGGACGGCCCGGGCGGGCTGCCTACCACGTGGCGGAGGTCCTCTGTTGGCAACCCATCATGGGGCCCTCCGGAGCGGTGCTTCGATCGGAGTGGCCCGTGGGCGCCGCGGCGCCCCGGCTGACCTGGCAGGCTCAGGAGCGGGAGGCGGGCGATGAGCGCTGACGACCGCTATGCTGCCGTCTCCATTCGACTCGACAGCCCCGCGCAGGCGGACGACCGCTACGCCGCCCTGTACCCCCGCGTCTCGACCGACCGCCAGAAGGACAACTGGAGCGTCAAGGACCAGCTCGCCCTGGCCCGCCTCGGGAAGGACCTGGGGATGCGGGTCGTGCTCTACGACGGCGACCTGGGCATCTCCGGCGAGACGATCGAGGACCGACCGGACATGACCGCCCTGCTGTATGACCTCGAGCACGGGCGCATCTCCAAGCCCGCCGACGTCGACGGACTGCCCGTCCCCACCGGCGCCACCCTGCGGGCCATCATCTGCGTCGACCTGAACCGCCTGTCCCGCGACCAGGACGTGATCGACGGGCTGCGGATCAAGAAAGCGTGCAAGGACGGCGGGGCGCTCATCCTGACCCCCGGCAAGACCTACGACTTCCAGAGCGACACCGATGAGCTGCTGGCCGGGTTCGAGCTGCTCATCTCCGGGAGCCAGAAGCAGAAGACGGTCAAGGCGGTCAGCCGGGGCCTGTACAAACAGGCCCACGCCGGCGCCTGGGTGGGCGGGACGGTGCCCTACGGCTACGACCTGGTGATGGACGTGCCCCACGCCGACGGGCGCCCGCGCGGGCGACTGGTCATTCACCCCGGCCAGGCCGGCGTCGTCCGGCTCATCTACGCCCTGTACGCGGACGGCCATACCGGCCCCGACGGCACCTGGGAGCCCCTGACCCTCGGGGCCCTCTGCCGGGTCATCGACGCGCTCGGTCACCGGCTGCCGGGTCGGCGCCGGCGCGACCCCGCCGAGGCGGCCGGCCCCCGCCCGTTCGAGGTCAAGGACGTGGGGCGCATCCTGGAGGCCCGCATCTACGCCGGCTACCGCGCCTGGGGCGGGGGACGGAAGGCCAGGAAGCGGGGCAACCCCTACGTCCGCGACCTGGGCCCCGCCGACGTGTTCGACCCCGAGGTGCGGATCGTCGACGCCGCCCTGTGGCTCAAGGTGGCCCGCATCCGCGAGGCCCGGGCGGCGGGCCCCCGGCGTTTGGCCGCCCCCAAGCGGCCCCTCCAGGGGCTGCTCGTCTGCCCCCGCTGCGGGGGCCACATGGCCATCCGGGAGGCCGGGCTCGTCCGGCGCTACGACTGCCTGCCCTACCGGCGCTTCGGGCGGACGCCGGGGAGGGGGTGCCCGGAGGGCGGGTTCTTCGTGACCGATGCCCTGGCCCGGTGGGCCGTCGACGAGGCCCTCGCCGGACTGTTCGCCGCGATCAACGTCGACGGGATGCTGGACGAGCAGGTGCGCCGGGAGCGGGAGCGCTCCCAGGCCGGGCAGCGGGCCGAGGTCGAGGCGGCGCTGGGGGACGCCCGGCTGCGCCGTAAGCGCCTGGTGGAGCTGGCCGAGGCGGGAGCCCTCACCGTGCAGGACGTGCGGGAGCGGCGAATGGCCCTGGACGCCGAGGAGGCGCGGTTGGAGGCCCGGCTGGCGAAGCTGGAGGCGACCGTGGCCACCTCGGGGGAGGCGCTGGCGCTGGCGGAGGCGCTGCGGGGGCGGGTGCCCGAGTACGTGGCCCTGTTGGGGGAGCGCGACCCGGCCCGCTACCGGCAGTTCCTGGGGTGGTTCTTCACCAAGCTCGAGGTCGACGGCGATGGGCACGGGCGGGGCCGGGCGGTGCGCCTGTCGGGGTGGCTGCCGACGGACGCGGGGGCGGCCCTGCTGGGGGTACCCGAGGGGGCCTGGGTGCGTCCTCCACTTATGGGCGTTCCGGTGAAACAGAACGCCCAAGAGTGTCCCTGGCTCGCGCCCCTCACCCTCCTCGTCCCCGCCCCCTGATCCCCGGCGGGCGGCGGCCCGGCGACCTCCCGGGCCGCCCCGTCACCCTTCCGGCTCCTCCAGCCCCAGCGCCTCCTCCGTCGCCGGGAGGTCCTGCCCGTAGAAGGCGTACAGCAGCAGCAGGGCGCTCGGGAAGTCCAGCCCCCGGGCGATCCGGTCGGCGGCGTTGCGCCAGGTCGGGTAGGTCGCGTTCTCGATCTTGCTCAGCTGCCCCGTGGACACCCCCGACCGGATCGCGAGGTCGCGCTGGTCGACCCCGCGTCCGAGCCGGATCAGGAGCACGGCCCGGGCGAAGAGCCCCGCCGGGGTCTTCCGCCACCAGTCCGGGTCCGGGCTAGCCCAGCCCCCCGTCCGGCTCCGGCCTCCCCCCAGGCGCGGGAAGCCCCGGATCCTGAAACCGGCGTCCGCTTCATGACCGTCTCCTCCCCGCGACCGGGCCAGCTCGTCGGCCACGCGACGCCCCCCCCTGCGGACCCATCCGTACTATCTCGAACACCGGTCCGAGGGGTCGGCCGGTGCGCCTCGGTGGCGGCCCGCGAGGTAGGACTCTACCAGTAGTGTTGACAACTTTGAAACACTACCAGGTTTCACTTCCGACACGTCGTCGACTTCCGTCATCTCTTCACAAAGTCCTATCTTGTAGACGCTTGGCCTAGTGCCCCGCAAGACCTTGACTCTCAATGAAACGCGGCTCTATGATGCGCACCTCACGGCGGTACGACGGGGGCCCTGCCGATCACCACGGGCGCCCCGAGCACACCCGGCGAGGCAGCGGGGGACAGGCACGATGCCAGTGGCGCTCGCAGCGGTACGCGCAGAGGACGGACTGACCGTCATGGCCGGGGGGCTCGAGGACCAGCCGGCCGCGGGAGCGGCTCGGGCCAGGGGGCGGAAGCTGGGGCACCCGCGGTTCGACCGCTTCCTCGACTGGCTGGCCGAGGACCAGGCGGAACGGGGGATGACCGACACGGACTACGCCGCCTGGCGAGGGCTCTCGCGCCCGCACTACGTCAACGCCAAGGCCGGCCGGCGTCACGGGCTGTCCCGGGCCGTCGTGGAGGGCGTCTGTAAGCGGCACGACGACGCCCGGGACGCGTACATCGCCCTGTGCCTGACCCGGTACCGCCGGGCCGAGCCGATCGCCGGCCCGGACGCGCACTCGCCCTGAGCGGACACGACCGGAGCTACGCTCCGGCGCTCGCCCGACGACCGGGTGGAGCCCCGGGGCAGTTGACAACCGCTGATCAGGAGGTCTCGGAGGTGGACTGTGGCCGCGGCACGCCCGACGCATGACCCTTCCCCGCTCACCCAACCGGAGCGGGCACGACTGGCCAGGGAGTTGGCGGCGGACGTCGGCGCCTTCCTGCTCGACGCGGCCCGGTCGATCCCTCCGCCGTGGCCGGAGCCCGACCTGACGGAGGACACCGACGAGCCGGCGATCGCCCGCAAAGCCAGGCGTCAGCGGCGTCGGAGCGTCGGAAGGTGACCCCGGTCGACCTGCTCGTCTGGGTGTCCGTCCTCCTCCTCGTCCTCGTCGGCCCGCCCGCCCTCAGTGCCTCGGTCGCCAAGTGGCGGGCGGCGCACCGTCCTCCCCCGTCGCCCCCCCGTTCGACCGTGCTGCGGCTGGTCCCCCCGCCCCCGGCGCGCTTCGTCTTCGTGGACGCCCTGGGCCGGCGACTGGACCGCAAGCGCCTGCGCCGTCCGGGGCCCCGGCGGGTGCGCCTGATCGACGCCCGGCCGCTCGCCCGGCAGCAGGTCAAGGACGCCCTCGAGGCCTCGACCGCGGGGGAGGGCCCCTACCGCCGGTGGCGCCCCGAGGTGATCCGCGGGCGCACCCCTCCCGAGTGAAATGTGGGTGAAAGGACTCCCCGTATGACGCAGCGCGCTACTCCCTCCGCTGACCCCTACGAGGCGGCCATGCGCTCCGAGTACGTCCCGCCCCCGACGGCCTACTTCGGCCAGGCCGGCGTCGGGTTCCGGGACATCGTCTTCGAGCCGGGGCAGGGCCGGGTGGTCTTCGACCCCACCCGCCACGAGCACGGGCGGCAGATCCTGGAGATCACGCTGACCTTGACCCCGGTCGACCCGGCCCGGGGGGTGATCACCCGGGAGCTTTTGGCCAACGGCAAGCCGTGGGTCGAGATCGTCCGGCCGAGCCTGACCGCGGCCGGCACCGACCTGCGCCGCCTCGACGGGGCCTGGGTGGAGATGACGCTGGCCCCGGACGGGCGCACCTACACCGACAAGACGACCGGGCTGCCCCGGCAGTCGACCACGATCAAGCTCGTCCGCCAGTTCCCGGACGAGGCCTCCTGCCTGGACGCGTACCGGGAGCAGCAGGCCGGGCGCACTCCGGACGGCCAGCCCCCGGCATCGGGAGGGATCGCGCCGGCCGCCTCGTCGACCGCCTCCCCCGCGGGCACCGCCCCGTCCCGGGCGACGGCGGCCCGCTTCCTCCCCGCGCTGTGGGAGCAGGCGGGGCACGACGTGGGCAAGCTGGAGGAGCTGCTGGCCAGCAACGCCCTCCTCTCGGCCCACTTCAGCATCGGGTCCGATGAAGTCCTGGCCGTGATCGGCGGCCAGGACGCCCCCGCCCCCGCCGGCGGGACCCCGGCCCCGGCGCAGCCGTAGGAGCGCTGCCGATGGCCACGGCGGCGCCCCAGGCGGTGGTGATCGATGCCCGTGAAGCCGAGTGGGTGCGCGAGCTCTCCTTCGGGGGGGCTCCGGTGACGGTGGACTATCTGCCCGCGGGCGACCTCTGGGCGACGTGCGCCGACGGCACCGTGGTCGCGGTCGAGCGCACGACCCCGACCGATTTCCTCGGGAGCCTGCGGGAGGACCGACTCTTTCGTCAGATCGCCGGCCTCCGCGACGTGACACCGTCGGCCTACCTCGTGGTCACGGGCCACTTCCTCCCCCGCCCCGACGGCCGGGCGGTGTGCTGGCAGGGGGAGGACGGCACCGCCCCGCTGCCCACCTCGTGGGGCTTCGACGCCATCCAGGGGGCCCTGTTGACGGTGCAAGACCTCGGGGCCCGAGTCGTGTCCTGCGCCGGGGACGACGCCTACGGGGAGACGGTGCGGCGCCTGGTCGGGCGCGATCGCGGGGCGGTGCGCCTGTGGCCCCTGCGCCCGGCGACGACGGTGGACGACCGCGAGGCCTTCTTGTGTGGGCTGCCCGGGGTCGGGCCCCAGACGGCCAGGGCCCTGCTGGACTACTGCGGCTCCCCCGCCTTCGTCCTGCATTGCCTCACCGAAGAAGGGGCCACGAGCGAGCTGCCCCGGGGGATCAGCGCCTCGCTCCGGGAGCGCGCCCGGCGGCTGCTGGACCTGCCGGACGGCTTCTTCCTGGCCGTGAACGCGACCGAGTCGCTGCTGGAGGTGCCCCGATGAGCGACGACCGGCTCTGGCTGCAGGCCCAACGGCTGCACGCGAGCCGCCTGTTTAAGACCCAATCCGCCGAACACGCCTATGCGGTGGTGTGCATCGGCGCCGAGTTAGGTATCGGCGCGACCACCGCCCTGGCCAACGTGTCGATCATCCAGGGCAAGCCCGCCTTCGGGGCGGCCCTGGTGGGAGCCCTCTTGCGGCGCAGCGGGCGCTACTCCTACCGCGTCCGGGAGCACGACGACACGGTCGCCCGGATCGACTTCCTCGAGCGGGAGGGGGAGCACTGGGAGGTGATCGGCACCTCGACCTTCACCCTGGAGGACGCCCAGCGGGCGGGGCTCACCGCCTCGCCGACCTGGAAGCGCTTCCCCCGCAACCTGCTGCTGGCCCGGGCCCTGACGAACGGGGCGCGCTGGTACTGCCCCGACGTGCTCGCCGGGGCCGCCTACACCCCGGAGGAGCTCGAGGGCGAGCATGAGGTGCCGGTCGTCCCGCCGGTGGCCCCGCCGGCCCCGGTGGTGACGCTGGACGAGCTGGTCGCCGAGTACGGCGAACAGGCGATCCTGGACGCCAACGGGGGGGCGATCCCCTTCTCGGCGGACGACCTGCTCCGGGTGGCCGAGGAGCTGGCGCACCGTTGGGCGACCGGCCAGCCGGATGGCGAGCCGGCGCCGGCGGAAGCGGCGGCGGAGGAAGCCGATGAGCCGGCTTGATCGGCACGCCTTCCGGCGCTGGCTGCGGGAGCAACCCCCCGACGCGGCCGTCGGCGTCACCTGGAGCGTGACGGGCTGCCCCCTCGCCCGCTACCTGGGACGGGGGTGGCAGGTGGACGGCCGGACGGCGAAAGCGCCGGGCCAGTGGCGCCGGCTGCCCGACTGGGCCGCCGCCTTCGCGTACGCGGTCGACGACCTCACCTCGTTCCCCGGGCACGAATGGTCGGTGTCGGCAGCGGTGGCCCTCGACCTCCTGGACGAGCTCGAAGGTGACATCGGGGCAGACGAGGCCCTGAGCCATGCCCACTGACCGGGCGATGGTCAGCCACTTGAGCAGTTCGAGCGTGGCGCTTTACGCCGACTGCGGTCGCGCCTGGCGGGGGTCCTACGTCGACCACCTGCCCCGTACGCGCAGCGGCGCGCTCGTTTTAGGGTCGGCCTTCGACGCGGTGCTGGAACGCACCCTACGGGCAGCCACGGAGTCGGAGACGGCGCCGGCGATCTCGCCGGCCGTCCTCGAGGCGCGGTGGCGGGCGGCCTGGCGGGAGGAGCTCACCGGCCACGGTGGGCGCGAAGGCACCCCCCATCGGGAGCGCGCGCCCGAGCCGATCGACTGGGAGGGCGAGCTGCCCAAAGACCTCGAAGCCGAGGGACGCGCGCTGGCCACCGCCGGGCAGACGATCGCCACCCTGCACGACCTGCGCGTCGCGGTGGAGACAGCGCCCGATGGCCGGCGCCGGGCGGCCCTGCAGCGCCGGATCGAGCTGCGGGTGCCGGGCGTGCCCGTCCCGGTGATCGGCTTCGTCGACGCCATCCTCGAGGACGGGACCCCGGTCGACTTCAAGACCGCTCGCCGGCCCTGGCGCAAGGACAAGCCCTTCAAGGAGCTGCAGCCCCGGCTCTACCTCCTGGCCCTGCGCGAGGAGGGCTACCCCCTGCGCCGGTCCTACCTCGGCAAGTGGGTGTTCTCGCACTACGTGTGGTCGAGGCGCCCCTCGATCCAGGTGAGCATTCACACCACGGCGTTTACCGATGACGACCTGGAGCTGGCCGCCGAGACGGTGCGCGCCGCGTGGACGGGGATCGTCGCCGGGGCCTTCGTCCCCAACACCAGCACCTGGCGCTGCGACTACGGCTGCGCCGTGCGGGCCTCGGGCGCCTGCCTGGGCCCTCCCCGAGAGGCGACCGATGACCGGTAGCGATCCGACGACCTGCGCCTGCGGCGGGGCGAGCCTGGTGGTGGAGACGCGCAGGACGCCGGGGGGGCTGCGCCGGCGCCGGTCGTGCCGCCAGTGCGGGGCGCGGTGGACGACGTACGAGGTCCTCACCGGGATGGCGGTGATCCGGCGCCCGACGAGGCCCAGGCCGGAGCCGCGCAAGCCCCAATTCCGGGTCGTCTCGGTACGGTCGGCGACCCTGGTGGGAGGGGACCGGTGAAGATCTGGGCCGCCTGTCCCCGCTGTACCGGCGGCGTCGTACACGTGCAGGCCTCGACCTGGCCGTCGGCGCTGGGGCCAAGGCGGAGCGTGTGGGTGGACGAGCCCGCCCGCTGTAGCGCCGGGTGCTCGCTCACGCCGGCGCAGGTCGAACGGCTCCTGGTGACGATCTACGAGTCGGCCGCCCTGCAGCTCCCGCTGTGCTCCGAGACGGACCTGCAGGAGGTGGCGTGATGCGCGCGACTCGGACCGTGCCCCCGTCGGCCCGGCTGGTCGCCGAGCGGGACGGGACGCTCGTCCTGTACTCGACCTACCACCAGGGGCTCGTCGAGGCCCTGAAACGCCACCTCCCGGCCGACACCCGGCGCTGGGACGGGCAACGCCGGGCCTGGCTGATCGATCCCGCGCAGGCGATGAACGTCGCCGACCTGTGCGAGCGCTACCTCGGCGTCCGGCCCCAGCTCCCGACCGTCTCGGTCCCGGCGCCTCCCTCGCTCGAGGTGGCGCTGCTGACGATCGAGTACGTCGGCGCCGCCCGGGAGCGCCCCGACGGGAGCGTCACCGCGTCGGGCTGGGCCGACGGGGGCTGGAACGTGGTCTTCCCGGTCGAGGCCCTCCGGAACTACTTCGAGCCCGGGGCGCCAGAGCGTTCGAAGGCGGACGGAGACGGCCGGCCGAACGCGCCCCAGACGCTCTACGCCGTGCTGTGCGTCGGCCAGGGCGCCAGCGAGGATGAGCTCCGGGCCTCGTTCCGCCGGCTGGCCCGGGCCACCCACCCGGACGTGTGCAAGGAGCCGGACGCCGCCGAGCGCTTCATCCGGGTCAAGCGGGCCTACGACGTGCTGATCGACCCGGCCACCCGCAAGCGCTACGACGTAGGGCTGCGGCTCGAGGCCGGCGTCACTCGGGGCCCGGACGGAACCTGGGCGGACGCGGCGGCCGCCGTCCGGGCGCCGATCCAGTACCGGGCGCCCCTGCCCTGCGGGCTGGTGCTGGCCCGGGGGGAGCGCCGGCTGGGGCAGTTCTGGGTCCGAGAGATCCTGCAGTTCGAGGACATCGTGAACCCCGCCGGCGAGGTGCTCGTCACCAGCTGGCCGGCGGGGGCCGACGCCTTTGAGCGGAGGTGGGTCCGTGCCTGAGCAGTTGTTGCACATCACCTGCCGGGAATGCGGGGCCGAGGGCTACGAGACGCGGGATGATCCCTGCCCGGGGCTGTGCCCCTGGTGCTTCGACGAGGCCCTGGCAGCGGAGACGACGAGGCTCCTGGCGGAGCAGGCCAGCTCGGTCTTCTCGCGGGAGACGCTCCAGCGCCGGCACGAGGAACGGCTCCGCCGGCTGGGGGCGACGGAGGCCGTGATCGAGCGGGAGCGGCGGATGGTCGACGAGTATCGGCGCCGGAGGTACGGCCGTGAGTAAACAGCTCCTCGCAGCGGCGGCCTTCATCGGGGGCCTGATCGCCGGGACCTATCTGTCGGCCGCCGCAATCCAGGGGCACGCCCAGTCGGCCGAGGTGGCGTACGCGCTCGACCACGCCGCCGACGCCAACGGAGTGAACCGGCGCTGCCTGTGGAACATCGCCCGCCGGGAGAGCGGCTTCCGCCCCTGGGTGGACAACTACCAGGGATCGGGCGCCGGGGGCCTGATGCAGTTCAAGCCGGGAACCTACCGCTGGATGGCCGGGATGGCGGGCTACCCGAGCGACCCGGGCTGGCGCTACGACGCCTGGGCCGCTGCCCACGTCGCCGCGTGGGCAATCGCCAACCCCCGGGCCTCCCAGGGTGGACTCTCGCATTGGGGAGGCTGGTGTTGATGAGTGAGCCGATCGTCGCCGGGTCCCTGGCCCAGGTCGCCCGGCAGCGGAGCGAGGGCCTCGCCGCCGCCTGGCTGGGGGTGACTCACGTCTGCATCGTGGACGTCTCGGCCAGCATGGATGAGCGCGATAGCCGAGGGGGCCGCCGCCGCGTGGAGGTCGCCCGGGAGGAGCTGGCCCGGCTCCAGGCGGAGCACCCCGGCAAGCTGGCCCTCCTCTGCTTCTCCGGGTGGCACCGCTGGATCCCCGGCGGGGTGCCCCCCGAGCCGGACTCGAACACCGACCTGGCCGGGGCGCTGCGCTTCGCCAAACAGGTCGACGGGACGGGGGTGGCGTTCGTCGTCATCTCGGACGGGCTGCCGGACAACCCCGACTTCGCGCTGGAGGTGGCCCGGGAGTTCGTCGACTCAATCTCCTGTGTGCACGTGGGGCCAGAAGGGGATACCGGCGCGAGGCGCTTCCTCGAGCGGTTGGCGAAGCTCGGGCGGGGGACGGCGGCCGCGTCGGCCCGGGCGGTGGATTTGGCCGACGCGGTGCGGCCGCTGCTGGCGGGGGTGTGACAGGAGGGTGGATGACCGTGATCGAGCCGGGCATCGTCTTTGTCATTACGGAGAACAATCTGAGGGAAGGGGGCCGCCGGCGCGATGTTCTCGATGCGTACCTCAACGTCGACCAGGCAAAGGCGGCGTATTTGGGGCAAGCCCCCTTCCTGTGCCAGACCGACGACGGCGGCGAGTTCGAGGTAAAGATCAGCGGCACGCACTTCAAGAATTTCCGAAGCCACCATGCGGTCGACTTAGGGGGGTGGATCAAGGCACGCTGCCGGGCGCAGCCAGGCGACGAAATCCACGCCCGCTGGTTGGGGAGCAAGCCGGGTGACGTACTGGGCCTCAGCTACGTCCGCAAGTACGCGCTCGTGAAGGACGGGGCGAGTGTCCAGATCCGGCGCCTGGAGCGGGAGACTGAGGACGCTCTGGTCGTGAGGCTCATGGCGCAGGATATGGCTGTGCGCCGCCAGGTGCGGGTAGCTACGGGGATCATCGACGTGCTCACGCCGGACACGATCTATGAGGTCAAGACCTTCCTCACCCGGGATTGTCTGTTCGAGGCCGTCGGGCAATTGATGGTCTATCAAGTCGGTCGAGGCGAGGGTCCGCCCATGCGGCTCGTGGTCTTTGGGCGCGAGACGAAGGAAACCGCAGGGATGATCCCGGCACTGACGGCCCTCAACGTTGAGGTCGAGTTGTGGAGCGACTGAGCAGCGCCGCCCTGCTGCCGCGCTCCGACCAGGGCCTCCGCCTCCCCGGAACGGTCACGGCGACGAGTCTTGAGCTTCCGGAGGCCATGCCTTTCGAAGAATGGGAGGAGGTCGGGAGGACGCTCGACCGCATCCGGGAGAGCGTTCACTGGTGGCGGGGCGACTGGCTGTGCTATGGCGAGCGCACCTACGGCGAGATGTATGCCCAGGCGCTCGATCCAGAGGGCACCAACTACCAGTCGCTCTTGGCTGACGTGTGGGTGGCGAAGCAGGTCGGATTATTGCGGCGCCGCAATAACCTCTCCTGGTCGCACCACCGAGAGATCGCCTCCCTTGGGCCGGAGGAGCAAACGCGGTTCTTGGAGGGAGCCGCTGAGCAAGGCTGGTCAACGCGAGAACTGCGAGAGCGGGTGCGAGAACACAAGCAACTCCCCCCTCCGGTGCCCCGTGCCCCGGAGGTCAAGATCCCGGAGGACCAGTGGCAGAGCATCCTCGAGCGGGTGGAGGCGGGGGAGACGCAGGCCAGCATCGCAGGGGCATACGGCGTGTCCGAGGCGCGCATCAGCGGCATCGTGCAGACCCAGCGAGCCGCCGTCCGGCGGGCCGCGGCCAGGGTCAAGGCCCAGCAGGACGGGAGGAAGTCCCACGAAGAGGCGCACGGTGAGCGGATGGCGGCCTCCCGGGAACGGCAAAGCGGGCGGGCGGCGTTGCCCGACATGGCCGAGCTGCCGTTCGACCGCGTCGTCTATGGGGCCGACGCCCTCACCTACCTGAAGGCTCTGCCCGACGCCTGTGTCGATGTCTGCGTCACGAGTCCGCCCTACTGGAAGAAGCGCACCTACGTGCCCGGTGAGCCCCTCGAGCTAGGTCAGGAGGCCACGCCGGAGGACTACGTCGCGAACCTCGGTGTTGTCTTGGTTGAGGTCGGGCGGGTGCTCAAAGAGGACGGCTGCCTGTTCCTCAATCTCGGCGACACGCTCGCTTCCCAACCGGGTCAATACCGGGGCGATCCGGACCGGGCGCGGGGCATCTCCGAGGTGGCGGTTCGGGCCAATGGGACTGCCGGCGCCTCCCGCGAATTCGACGTGCCCGACAAGAGTTTCTGCCTCATCCCCGAGCGCATCGTGAGCGTGCTGGTACGGGGACTGAAGTGGCGGTTGTCCGGCAAGATCGTCTGGCACAAGCTCGGTCATGCGCCGGAGAACGTGCACGACCGGCTGACGCAAGCTTGGGAGCCAATCTATGTTTTGACGCGCGCCGAGCATGCCTACTTCGACCGGCGTCCGAGTCGTGACGACGTGTGGCGTATCGCGGTGGGCCAGCGCGGCGGGGCAAAGGGGCACCTGGCACCCTTCCCTGAGGAGTTGGTCGAGCGAGCCATCCGCCACGGATGTCGTGAGGCAGGCGTGGTCCTCGACCCGTTCGCCGGGAGCGGCACGACGCTGCGGGTGGCTCGGAGGATGGGGCGTCGGTTCCTCGGCTGTGACCTCGTGGCGGTAGATGCATGACCGCTGAGGACGACGGCCAGCCCCTCGGCGACGCCGGCCGGGTCCAGATCGACGTCCCCGTCCTGCGGGCGCTCCGGGACGCCGGGGTGGCCGAGGCCGACGCCCGGGAGCTGGCCCGCCTGGACGCGCTGGGCACGCTCGTCCCGGCCAACGTCGTGTCTTTCGTCGGGCAGGGCGTGCTGTCCGATACGCTCCGATCGACCCTCTCCCTCGAGGCCCAGGCCGCCTTCGCCCGGGCCGCCGAGGCCCTCCTGCCCGAGGTCGCCCGCACGGCGCTCGAGTACCTCCGCCGGGGGTGGTGCCCCATCCCCGTGCCGCGGGGCCAGAAGGCGCCGAAGGGCAAAGCCTGGCAAACCATGCGCCTCGGGCCGGGCGAGGTGCGGGCGCAGTTCGGCGACGGCCAGGAGCACAACGCCGGCGTCCTGCTCGGGGAGCCCTCCGGGTGCCTGGTCGACGTCGACCTGGACAGCCCGGAGGCGATCGCCCTGGCCGGGGGCTTCCTGCCCCCCACGCCCGCCGTCTTCGGCCGGGAGAGCAAGCCCGGCTCGCACTGGCTCTACGTCGCCGCTCCCCCGGAGACGCTCCCCCAGACGACCCGGTATCAGGACACGGGCGGCGGGGCGACTCGGACGTGCCTGGTGGAGCTGCGCTCGACCGGCGCCCAGACGATCTTTCCGGGCAGCGTCCACCCGTCCGGTGAGGAGATCACCTGGGAAGAGGACGGGGTACCGGCGGCGATCGATGGGGGCAAGCTCGCCGCCGCCGTGGGGCGTCTGGCCACCGCGTCCCTGCTTGCTCGCCACTGGCCCGGCGAGGGCGCCCGCCACGACTGCGCCCTGGCGTTGGGCGCCGTGCTCGCCCGCGGGGGGTGGGTGTGGGTCGACGTGGAGGCCTTCGTCTCCCGGGTGGCCCACGCCGCCGGCGACCCCGAGGCCTTCGACCGGGCCCACGCCGCCGGCGACAGCGTGCGGGGGGTCGCCTCGGGGAAGCGCCTCACCGGCTGGAAGACCCTGGCCGATCTGCTCGGCAGCCGGACCTGCGACCGGGTGCGGGTGTGGCTCGGGCTGGACGCGGAGCCTGCCGTCCCCCACGCTCCCGCCGGCGAGGCCGCTGCGCCGGCCGTCGAAGTGACGGGGTACTGGGTCGGTGAAGAGCCCCCCGCCGGGAACCAGACCGTGAACCACGCGACGACGCTCGAGCCGGCCGCCGTCGTCGTGCCCGCCGCCCCGACCCTCTACGAGCCCTCCGACGTGGGCAACGCCGAGCGCCTGGTAGCCCGCTTCGGGCGCGACCTCCGCTACTGCGCCCCCTGGCGCTCCTGGCTCCTGTGGGACGGGCGGCGCTGGCAGCGGGACGAGGAGGGCGCGATCCTGCGCTTCGCCATCCGCACCGTCCGGGCGATCCGTGCGGAAGCCCGGGCGACGGAGGACGACGACCGCGCCGGGAAGCTCCGCAAGTGGGCCGCCGACAGCCAGTCCGAAGCCAGGCTCCGGGCCCTGCTGGCGATCGCCCAGGCCCTGCCGGGTGTCCCGGTGCGCCCGGACGAGCTGGACTGCTCCCCCCACCTGCTCAACTGCCCAGACGGCACGGTCGACCTGCGCACCGGGCTCAAGTACGCCCACCGCCGGGGCGACCTGCTCACCAAGCTCGCCGCCAGCTCGGGGGACATGGACGCGCCGGCGCCCCTGTTTGAGCAGTTCTTGAGCCGGATCGTGCCCGACGAGACGGTGCGCTGCTACCTCCAGCGGATGGCCGGACAGACCCTGGTGGGGGACGAGACGGAGCGGGTGCTGGCCGTGCTCTACGGCCCCGGGCGTAACGGCAAGTCGACCCTGGTGGAGGCGCTCCTGGCGGCGCTGGGGCCGGACTACGCCCGGGTGGCGCCCCCGGAGACGCTCCTCGAGCGCCGGGACGGGGCCATCCCCAACGACCTGGCCATGCTCAAGGGGGTCAGGCTGGTGGCCGTCTCGGAGACCGACCAGGACCAGCACCTCGCCGAGGCCCTGGTGAAGCGGATCACCGGCGGGGACACCATCAGCGCCCGGTTCATGCGGGGGGAGTGGTTCGACTTCAAGCCCCAGTTCACCCCCTGGCTGGCCACCAACTCCCGGCCCACCGTCCGCGGGGACGACCAGGGCATCTGGGACCGGATCAAGCTCACCCCCCTCACCGAGCGGCTCAGGGACGACGAGGTCGACCGGCAGCTGCCCAACAAGCTCCGGGAAGAGCTGCCCGGGATCCTGGGCTGGGCCCTGCGGGGCTGCGTCGAGTGGCGCATCCGGGGGCTGTCCGAGCCGGAGCCGGTCCGCTCGGCCACGGAGGCCTACCGGGAGGCGATGGACGTGGTGGGACGTTTCCTCGAGGAGGCCTGCGAGCTGAACCCCCAGGCCCAGACCCCGGCACGGGCCCTGTTCGCCGCCTTCCAGACCTGGTGCGCCGACACCGGGGAGACGGCCCGCTCCCAGCGCTGGCTCGGGCTCCGGCTGACCGACCGGGGGTTCGGGAGCGTCCACACCATGGCCGGGAACGCCTGGACGGGGGTCGCCTTGCGCCGACCGTGAGCCAAGGTTCATCGCCGTCGGGGGCGTTTTCTCCTGGTAGGGGGTCTTTGGATGAACCTTATGAATGATGGACCCCCTTATCACCTCCATAGAAAAATCTCCGGCAACTTAACCCCGGAGAAGGTTCATATCATTCATATGGGTCATGCCCCTCCTGGAAAAGCTGCCCATCTGAGCAGTGCCGAGGGATGCACCGAATGACGAAATCGTTAGGCAGAACAGACAGGTCGGCGGTTTTGGGCGACGATTTTGACCCGAATTGGGTGCCGGAGCCCGATCCCGAAGCCTTTGCGTGGAACGGGCTGGAGGGGCGCGACGCCTACGAGGAGGCCTTCGAGCGGGCCGCGCTGGACCTGCTGCGTCTCGAGCGGCGCCTGGCCTCCCTCCACCAGGAGATGCTCCGGATGCGGGCCGAGCTGCGGGAGGCTCTGGCCGCGCGCCGGCGTGAGGTGGTGCTCCTCCGGCGGGCCCTAGGGCTCACCGCGGGGACGCCGGGACCGACCCCGACGACGGGGGCGCTGCGGCACGCGAAGAGCGAGACGGCTCGGGCGAAGGCACAGCGCGAGGTGACCCACGGGCAGCTGCTGGGGTGGGCCGAGTCCCACGGGGGCGAGCTGGTCTTGCGGGACTTCCGGGAAACCTCTACCTTGTACGCGTCGAGCGTGTACCGCGCGCTCACCGGGGTGAAGGGCCTGGTGACCACGGGCGTCATGGAGAAGGTCGAGCCGGGGCGCTACCGACTGGTCGAGCGGGAGACGGGAGCGGAGGCGCAGGCGTGAGGCGGATCGCGCCCCGCTTCGCGCTCCTTCGGATCGACCCCGGCGTGGCCACCCTGGTGGAGGCGTCGACGGGGCGCCGCGTGTCGGTGCCTTGGCCGAGGCCGGCGCCCCGGGAGGCGCCGGGCGCCTGGGTGCCGGCCGTCCTGCAGCGCCACGAGGATGGCACCGCGCTCGCACTGTGGCGGTGGGAGGACGGGCGTGACCCCTGCTAACAGGGGCGTTTCAGGGCGGTTCATGCCGGGGGTGAGCGGCAACCCCACCGGGAGGCCGCCGGGCTTCGGCGCCATGATCCGGGACGAAACCCGTAGCGGGGCCGAGCTGGTGGCGTTCATGCTCGGCGTGCTCCGCAACCCGAAGCAGCCCACGCCGCTGCGGATGCAGGCGGCCCAGTGGCTCGCCGACCGGGGCTTCGGCAAGGCCGTGGTGCAGCTGGACGCCCAGGTCAGCGCCACGGTCGACGCCACGGTGACGCAGCTGGAGGCCGTCCGCGCCCACGTCGACGAGGCGGACGTGGAGCGTCTCACCCGGGCCCTGTTAGGGCGAGACGATGACCCGCAGCCGGGCCCCTGACGCCGACCGGGGGCCCGCCGGCGCCCGGTCGGGCGCGGGGCAGCTGCCGCCCGGCGAGGTGGCCGGGAAGCGGGCCTCGGTACCCCAATCCTGGGACGCCGTGGCCCTGGAGCTGGCCCGGCGCCGGCCGGAGGCCTACGCCTTCGTCGCCCACGGCCTGCGTCCGGCCCGCCACCACCGGGCCTGGCTCGAGGCCATCCGGGAGACGGTCACCACCCCCGGCGGGCGCCTCCTGCTGGTCGCCCCGCCGGGCAGCGGGAAATCGGCGTACGCGTCCCTGGTGCTGCCCCTGTGGTACCTCGGCCGGCACCCCGACCGGGCGGTGCTGGCCGTCACCTCCTCCGACGTGATGGCCTCGGAGTTCCACGGCGTGGTGGCCCTGGCGCTGCTCGCCAACGAGGCCCGCCGGGCCGTCTTCCCCGACCCGGCTCAGCGGCCCGATCCCGCCCGGGGCTGGTCGTCGGACGGGCTCTACCTGGCCGGGGTGCCCCCGGAGACGAAAGACCCCTCGTATCGCTCGAGCGGGATCGGGGCCTCCGTGATCGGCTCGCGGTGCCACCTCCTGGTCCTCGACGACCCCGTGACCCAGGAGATGGCCCAGTCCGAGGCCGAGATGCGCCGGGTCCGGCGCTACCTCGACCAGACCCTGCTCACCCGGCTCCACCCCGGCGGGAGCGCCGTCGCCGTGATGACCCGCTTCTCGGACGCCGACGTGGCCGCCCACCTCCAGGCCCAGGGCTGGCGCACCGAGGTCTGGCCGCAGCTCTCCGTGGACTACCCCGGCCCCGCGCGGGACGCCGAGGGGCGGGTCCCGCTGTGGCCGGCCCGCTTCCCCCTCGAGTGGGTCGCCGCCGAGCAGGCCCGCCTGGGCACGGCCCAGTTCGCCCTCCTCCACCAGGGCTCGGTGCTCGAGCTGGGGGGCGACATCTTCCGGGCGGCGTCGTGGTTCCGCCCCCTGCCGGAGACGTACCTCGCCACCATCGCCCCCGGGGCCGTGCGGATGACCTTCGTCGACACCGCGTTCTCGGACACGGCCAGCGCCGACTACACCGCGGCGGTGACGCTGGCCTATGACCCCCGGGACGTCCAGCGGCGCACCTACCTGACCGCGCTGTTCCGTAAGCAGGTCAACGAGGACGGGCTGGCCCGGGCCCTGGCCGAGCACCTCCTCGTGGTGCGCCCCCACGCCGTCGGGGTCGAGATCCCGGCCTTCCGCCAGGAGGCCGTGGGGGGCCTGGTGCTCCAGCTGCGCCAGCGCCTGCTGGGGCGCCTCGCGGTCGACGTGCAGGGCGTCCCCGTCTCGAGCGACAAGGTGGTGCGGGCCCGGCTCCCGGCCGCCCGGGCCGAGGCCGGCCTCCTGTGTGTGGACAAGGCCCTGCCCCTGTGGGGGGCGATGGAGCGGGAGCTGCTCGCCTTCCCCCTGGCGGCCCACGACGACTGCGTCGACGCCCTCTCGGGAGCGATGGTGATGTGCCTGGGGGCCACCGCCGGGCGGGTGCGGGCGGCGCCCACGCCGGCCCGCTTCGGCTGACGGGGCCGGCGGGCTCGACCGATCCGGTATGCTGGGGCCAGCCCCGGTGCAGGACGGCGGCGGCGCGCCCCACCCGTCACGTCCAGGGAGCCCCGTGGCCGAGCGTCGACGCAGCTCGAGCGCCCCCGTCCGCCAGGACGACGCCTACTACGAAAGCCTCGTCACCGAGACGGTGCGCCAGCTCCAGAGCGAGTTCGACGCCCGCGACCGGCAGTACCGCTACAACGACTCCGTCCTCTGGTCGACCTACCCCGTCGCGGTGCCCGAGGCCTACCAGTCGACGACCCGCGTCATCCGCTCCCCCCTGCAGCTCAACATCGTCAACACCATCGCCGCCGCGCTCTCCGTCAACCCGCCCCAGGTGAGCTTCGAGCCCGTCGGCAGGGGTTCGGGGGGGCAGCTCAACGCCGAGCTGCGCCAGGCCTTCTTCGAGGCCTCCTGGCGCCGGCAGGAGCAGGAGAGCGGCCGGCAGCTCCTGCGCCTCTTCCTGTGGTCGATGGTGGCCCGGGGCCTGGGCGTGCTCAAGACGATCGAGCGCAGCAAGAGCGCCTGGCGGGGCTACACCGCCTACTCGAAGGCCCTCCAGAAGCGCCTCGACGACCCCGACGACCCGGAGTACGGCGACCTCGCCGAGGCGGGCGACGAGGACAAGAAGCGGGGCGCCTACGACCAGGCGACCGAGCGCTTCAAGCGCACCGCGCCCTACCCTGTGGCCTCGACCGACGTCCCCGCCGACCAGTTCTACTACTGGCGCTCGCTCGACGGCCTGCGGGTGGCCGCGGAGATCAGCGAGGTGCCCTACCTCGAGGCCCTGGAGCGCTACGGCGCCGGGCTGGACCGTGAGGGGAGCGTCACCCGCTACGAGGAGCTCGGCCTGCCCCGCAGCGAGTGGGAGCAGGTGATGAGCGGGGTGCCCACCCTGACCCTGTACGAGGTCTGGTGGTGGGACGTCTGCTACTACTGCCTCGGGGGCCCCGGCCAGAAGCGCGACGCCACGGCCTACGGCGCGACGGCGGGGACGACGCTCGTCCGCAACCCGGTCAAGCACGGCTACGGCGACCCCTACACCCGGACGCTGCGGGGCCCCTACTTCCCCGCCTTCGGGGTGACCACCGCGGCCCGCACCCCCGAGCGGGACGGCCTGGGGGTGCTCTACCCCTTCCTGTCGCTCTTCCCGGCGATCGA